GACAAGACTGAGTACGAAACTGCTCAATGGTTGCAACAGGTACAATCATCATGCGGTCTGCGGCAATGCCACGATCCTCAATCATCTGCCTAGAAATAGCAGACTCAGATTCAAAATAAATTACACCTGCGTCAGGATTGCTGTCGAGAAAATGCTGTACAATCCCAAGGCAAAAGAAAGTTTTGCCAGTAGACGACTCTCCTGCAATAGCGGTAATCTTATTTCCTGGGACACCACCATAGACTGAGCCAGATACCAAAGCGTTAAAGATATAACTGCCAGTATCAATGAAACCACTGGTATCTCCCGCTGCAACACCATCACTAACAAGTCCTGCATATTCATTTCCGATCTCCTTTGCTACATCTTGCAGAAAATTCACTCTTTGACCTCTAATAATGTTGTGATATGTTGAGAACGTTTCATGGCACGTTCAAACCATTTGGCATCTTTCAAATCATCAAAAAGTTTTTCTTCTCTGGATGCACCAGCACTGAATGCTTTTTGATATGTAACCATAAATTTTGTTTTCATCCGAATAGGAACTCCAGTGACGGTACTTTTTCTGCTTGCCATCCAATCGTGTCCATAATAACTTTGATAGGTTCTAGGAAACTCTTTGTGAATTGTAAGTCATAGTCCACATGTTTGTCAAGTCCAAACTCTTTCGGGAATGTTCCCAGATAACTGATAACATTCTCATTGATTTTGTTGGGCGTCTTCAAATAAACAAACTTAATCTTTTCTCCATTTTGAATCAAAGGATACTTGTGCGTAAGTTTATTCTTCTTATTGTAAAAGTTATACAACAACGCACCACGAACATGAATTGGTGTTCCTTTACTATAGAGCGTTGCGGGATGGGACCACTTATTTAGATTATTACAACCACGAGGGAATGAAATATCTTCGACTGGTAACGATGTAAATTCATCTCTAAACTTAGCAATAAATGCCTGCGCTGATTCTTCATCTTCATTAACAATTACTGTCATACATTCCTTAATAGCAGTACGACATGCACCAGGAGTAGATGACTTAACTGCCTCTAACCCCATGATTTTTAGTTTGGGTTTCTCATAGCGAACACCTTCACTATCCCAAACGTTAAGGATATATCTCTTCTTAGCAGTCCAGATACCTGTATTGGCAATATTCTCTCGCTTCATAACCATCTTCTGGTCATAAGCACCAACGTAATCTGCTAGTTCTTGATACGATCTTTCAATGAATGGTTCGATTCGTTCTTTGCAAGCAGTGTCGAGGAAGTTGACAATCCTCTCTGCACGAACATCTTGTGAAGGAAATACAGAACGGACAAGTAAATCAAGACAGATGTAGATGCTATCAGTATCAGAAGCGATGACATAATCGTGGTCCTCTGTTTTAAGTAATTTGTTTAGATAGGTATTTACCTTACCTTCAATCCACCTAATCGAGACTTGACCTGAGAGGGTAATCGCTTCAGCATTTGCCAGATTGTAGTATCGGAAGTATTGGTTACCGATGGCACCATAGGCGCTGTTAAGTTGGATTTTTCTTGCCATTTGGATATTGTTGAATTTTGAAATATCCTTTTGTAGTGATGTGGTCTCTGTAGGTGTGGTGGCATGTTCAAGAGCTTGCTTAGACTTAAGCATTCTCTTCTTGTATATGGTCCGTTCATCGTAGATCTTTTGCATCATTTCTGGTAGGAACCCAAGTATGTCCTTACGATACTGAGCACCGTTAGCGCATACACAATACTTCCCATCAATATCTAGTTCCTGATTAAGTATCTTATCAACAGTTGCTGTTGGGTGTCTCGCATCGAGTAATGTCTCGGGTGAGATGTTGTACTGCATAATAAGATGAGGGTAGAGAGAGTTAAGGTCGAAAGACACAACCCAATCATACTTTCCTGGAATCGGTTCCTTGACGTATGCTCCTGCATATTTCTCATCTTTCTTTTCACCCTTTTTCTGAGGAACAACTGTTTTTCTATCAGTAAGATAATTATAGATCATCGTGTCCCACATACGGACTTGACTATAAACATCTTCAAAGTTTACTTTTGCATCATAAGACATAGTGATGGCAAGTTCCAGCAACTTCATCTTATCTTCAAGTCGGTCAATCAACTCAACGTCTTGAATGTTATATTCCATAAACTTCTGCCAATCACTGGTGTAGAAGTCTTTGAAGTTTTCATACTCACTATGATCAACTTTTCTTTGACCCAGTTCGACGAAAGCAATATGGTCCAATCGATATGATTCTTGGTTACTATACGTAAACTTCCGATAAAGATCGAGATAGTCAAGAATATTGACACCAGAGATATCGTAAGCATAATTCTTACGTCCCATAACGTAGACTTCTCTCTCATTAGCACGATTCCAAGGAGACAAACTCTTCATCCATTTTTCACCAAGCACACGACTAACCCTACGGGCAATGTATGGAACATCATACAAATTGACATTCCAACCCGTAAGGATATCTGGAGTATTTTGTACCCACCATTGTAAGAAATGGTTTAGCATTTCATGTTCTGTCCAGAAGATGTGAGTCTCTACACCCTCAGGTGCTTCAAACTCACGAGTTGCCCAGCAATAATACTGCTTGGTCACCATATCTTTGATGGTGATGGACAACATCTCTTCTGCTGCTTCTTCTACATTTGGGAATCCGTTCTCGCACTGGACCTCAATATCCAGTGCAAAGATTTTCATTTGATTGATATTGTAATCAACCTCACCAGGAAACTCTTGACGAATGTATTGGTATACGAATCTCTCGTATCCATGCACTTCAAATCCCTCAACACTATCATACTGCTTTATGAAGTCTCTTGCTTCACGAGCAGTTTGAAACTTGACAGGTGACACATTTTTTCCATCCAGAGTCTTGAAGTCTTCATTCTTACGAGAAAGAACATATAAGGTTGGAGAAAAATTTGCACGATATGAAACAGGATTTCCATCTTCATATCCTCGGTAGAGGATGGTGTCACCAGCAAGTTGAATGTTGGTATAAAAAGAACTCATTCTTGTTCGTACTTCTCCAGAATTTCAGCGTTCGGATCCAGTATAGTCAAAACACACTCAGATGTCAAGAACAAATCTCGTTGCTGTGCATGAAGAGGGAACTGTCTTAGAGTTCCATCCTCAAGTACTTCCATACACTTTTCAATTAATAAACTGGGTTCTTCATCAAGTTCTGTAATAGTACCGATTAGATACTCATTCCTCTCCCTCAATAGAACTAGTTTTATCTGTTGTTCCTCCATGAGATGCCTCCACTAACTCGTTGTACTTTTCAATAACTTCGTCGTATGTTTCATATGCTGTAATTACCTCATCAATTTTAAGAAGAATCTTCTTTACTTTAGCGAGAGGTGCCCAAGGACGCATATCAATTTCAGGTTGATTAATTTTTTGAATCTTACCATCCATTGTATCTTCTTCAGGTTCCACTACATCACCTTCATCACCAATCATGATATCAATATCATGGTCAGGTTCGTAGATTGTAATGTTATAAGGGTCACTCATTTGATAAGCAAACGCTTTTTCTGGTTGCTCTTTAGTTGTCACCTCATAGAGATCACAGATGACATCTTCACCGTTTTTTAGACGAACGATTCTTACGCTCATAATTCCTCCTTTCAATTTCGTTTATTGCTTCCTTAATAATATCCTTAAGGATTTTGGATTCGTCGATATTCTTTTGTTCTGCGATAGGTCTGACATATCTCATAAGTTCTTCAGTATAAGATGCAGGCACTTCTACTGTCAAGAGATCGGTATCTCCATCATAAGTATTCGGTTTTAAATTTACATAGACATTCATAGTGTACTCCAAACAAAAAGAGACCCCTGGAGGTCTCTTTGGTTGTAAATTATATAGGTCAATTAGTAGTCCATGTTTCCACCGTAACGAACACAGGTCTTTTTGTTTTCTGCTGATGACCTACACCACTGCCTCACATAAGAATCTGCATCCTTAGTCATTGAAAAGTGTGCATGATTATGAAGCATTCCAATCAGAATCAATACTCCAAGAGAGATCAAATTAAAGTGTGTCGCTGGATGGCACACTATCACTTTCAGGTAGTTGATAATTTTGGATTTCATAAACCTTTCGTTTCTGATGATCAGGAATGATTCTTCGCAATTCTACCACAAGAAGTCCGTTATTGAAACTGACTGTGCCAACTTCGACATCATCACTCAGGTTGAATCCCCTAGCAAATGTGCGTGAAGATAATCCACGATGCATATATTCTTCTTCATCATCATTCTTAGGTCCAACAGATTTTACTAATAGTATATTTGACTCAGTAGTTACTTCAACATCTTCTGGTGCCCATCCAGCAAGTGCTACTTCAATACGCCATTTAACATTTGATTCTTTGACGATATTGTATGGAGGATATTGTCCACCAGGATGATTCGATCCATAGGAATGCAATCGATAAAAGATATCATCTAGTCCGATGCTGTATCTATTTGCAGCATCAAAAATCTTATCGACATCTTTCGATGTCCATCTAGTAAGGTCCATGTAACTTCTCCTTATAAAGCGAGATTGTATTGTGTGGTCCCCGAAGGCAACCAATATTATTTAACACGTCTGCATTTTAATACGATGTGTTATATCCCGTACCGTTATGTAAGGAATACCTAACCTACATAGTAGTATCTCATCCATCGATGGAAAAATGAATAAGTTTTTACCTATCGTTATGTTATTGATGACAGCATCAGCAGCAAATGCAGGTGCCCTTACACATAAAATATCTTCCAGTGTTCAACTAACCGTTGATGCTGCTGCTACTAACGTCACAAGGTTAGGAAATTCCTACTCTGTTAGTGGGACAAATGTCGGAACCTCTGACGGAACAACTGCTGGTATGCTTTCAACTGGAGCAATCACCAGTGGAATCTATTCTCCTGGTGCGATTTCAGCAAATCAACTTAATGCAACAAGTGGAGAAGCATTCTCTTATAGCACTGCTTTCACACAGGGTGATACAATCCCAACTTCTGCACCAACAGTTGGTGAGGTTGCAGCATTTGGCAATATTACATCTACTGCTGCAGGTTCTGCTGGTTCTCTAGCTGGTACTATTTCCACTACTGGTGCTCTTACAATAACGGCTGGTGGAGCTGGCACGAATGCTACAGGTCAGTTCGTGAGTGAACTCTCGATCCTACACTAAATAAATGGAGGTCAAAAATCATGACTTCTGGAAAGACAATCATATATATTGTGATGTCTGTGGTGGGAGTGAGTCTTATTCCTGCCGCTGCCCTGGCGGTCCCCGTGGTCCCAAACTTCAGTCAAGGCTCCATGACGAGCCACACGGAAACAACATCGAAGGTGACTGAAACGATTAACTCTATAGACTATGCAACAGGATGGCAATATTCAGTATCGGGTTCAAACGTGACCAACGGGGGGCAATCCCTCAGTCCGAACCCAACGACAAACTCAGTGATAGTGAATCCATTAGGAGGAACAGAGGGGCAAGTAACAAGCGCCAACTCTGGTCTCGATTTAAATGGACAGAGTTTTACAATCGCAGAACCAGGAGCAGCATTCCAGTTCACTCAGACCTACATGGGACCAGGGGTAACGAATCAAACTGTAATCCAAAGAACAACAGAGGTTACCAGCGTAACCGATACAACAAGTATCTTTACCCAGTAATCGGGTTGTTAATCGCATCTCCCGTCAGTGCTGCTGATGTGGGAGGTGTTTCTGCGACTGCCAATCCAATCGCGAATTCATCAGGCTCAGTTACGAACCAAGCTATTCAGGTATTACAAGGACCATATATCACTAACCAATATGGTGGGGGTATTGCATGTCAAGGACCGACTGCTAATATCACACCATTCATTACTCATGCTCGTAGTCAGAAGGATCCATTTGAGACATACTACATGGAACCTCAGTATGACAACAGAGATTTTCAAGGCCAAATGGTAGAGACTCAGAAAGTAGTAAAGAACTTTCCTTGGGAACCACATTATGATAATAGAACATATACAAACTCAGAAGGTGAAACTGTTCGTGCCTATGAAGATGGTGCAGACATGACTATCACCGTTATGGAAATGGCAGGTGATGGTGTGCCTGATAATCCAGGGTCAGAACTCTGGAGGAAACCAGTAAGAACTGGTGATGCAATTAATAATAGTACAAGTCTTGGTTTATCTGCAACACTTTCTTTCCCACTTGATGGTGGAATGCAAGAGCGTTGTAAGCAAGCAGCAGATACTCAAATCCAAATGCAGCAACAAATGATTGCTAACAAAAGATTAGACTTTGAGATTGCAAGACTTAAGAATTGTGGTCAGTTAATGCAACAAGGAATAAGTTTTCATCCCAGAAGTCCTTACTATAAAATATGTGCTGACGTAGTAGTTAATAATGTCAATGCTATCAAGCAACATCGTCACTCTATCCCTTCGGTTTCAGTGCCGAACGTAAGACCTTTATCGCCCGATTCCGATCCCGTTGCTCTGCCCTCTTCTGCGACACCGACAATACAGGGGGCGTCTTACCCCGTAAGGCAGCAATCTTCTTTATCACCTTCTTCACAGTCGGTTTCACAACCTTTAACAAAAGATCAGCAAGAGGCTTTGCAAGCAGTGCAGAAGTCGTCGCGACTACAGCAATTGAGGCGGTAACAGTTACAGCACCTGGTGATGGTAGGTTAGCAACAATCTGATCTGGTATATTTAAAGTGTCAAATACAGGGAGACATTCTTTTCCTACTGTCTCATACCTGACTATCTTTTTATTATTTTCTAATACTTTTCCTACGGGATTCTTTAGCTGCTGCTCTCTTGTAGGACACTCTGCCTTTGCAGGCGGTGGAGGTGGCGGTGCTTTAGTATCTGTTTTAGTATCATCTTTTTTCTCAGGAGATTTCATAGGTGGAGGTGGAGGTGCCTCTGTTGTCATCTCTAATTTATTTGGATCATAATCTATTGGATTGAAACTAGGTGTTCCTGCATCACAAAATACTCGGACTCCATCCCTGTC